TTATTGAATCCATGCTTCCTGCGGAAGCGTGTCCGTATATCTTTCAAACGTTCTCCACTCCTTGCTATACTCCGCATACCTTTCCTGTTTTTTGCTGGCCGCATCATACAGTTCCTCGATTTCCCTGACCGCCTGAAGGATTCCGGTATTCTGATCCCGCAGAATGTCTATTGCTGCTTTAAGGCTGTCATATCTGTTCCTTAGCCCGATATATGCCTGATATATCTTAAAACACTGTCTTGCCGCGGCAATAAACTCATCCTTCGTCATACTCTTCAATTTTTTCTTTGCTTCATCTTCCGCCCATGAATCAGGACAGGAGATTCCAAAATAGTCTTGCTCATAAGCATCGTATCCAAGAAGTCCACCATATGACTCCCCAGCTCCCACAGCCACAAAGAAGAGATCAAAGCATTCCGGCACCCACTCTTCTTGTAGATCGTTCATCATCTGATCGCATTCCGCGCACAAATCACCAAAAGCCATTTTAAATTCATAGGCTTCTTCTTCATCTCCAGCAAGTGCATTGATAAGAGAGTCCGAACCATCTTCCGAATCCGTATACCATCTGACATTCTCACATTCTTCCTGAATCTCCCAAAGGTCATCCGTTATCTTATCCAGATTCAGTTCCTTCGCGATCGGCTTCTTATATCGGAGATTCCTGGCTTTTTGCCGCCGTGTTTCCTCTGCATCTATCACGCTATTCCTCCTTTAAATCCTCACTGATTTCCGCAACTCCAGAAGTTCTCTCGATCACGCAAATTTCAGTTGATTTTCTGAACAATCCAGAACAAGATTTTTTGCCCGCCTTCCAACAATTAGATCCGAACAATTTGACCTTACCAATGCTTCCGCCATGATCGGAACCACGCTGTTTCCAATCCTTGCGACTTGCTCTTTAATCGGATATGGTTTCCAATCAATATCGCGGTTGATTATATAATCATCCGGGAAGCCCTGCATTCGCTTCAGCTCTTCCGGCTTCAGCATACGCAGAAAAATGTCTTTGATTATATACGCCTCTCCATCAATATCCAGTATCACATTTACAAGTCCAAACCGGTCTTTTGTTGTAATTGTTGCCAACGGCATTTTCAGTTCCTGCCCTCCGCCTGTGCCATAATATTTAATCAAAAACGCGCTGACAAGACCAAAATGCCCTGGCGACGTCGTTATCGTGTGCAACGGCTCATCGCATCCTTGCCCAATGCCGCTTTTGTAAAATTTTGTGATAAACGCCGTAACAAGTCCATACCGGTTTGAAGTGTCAATGGTCTTTATCGGTTCTGACAGGAGCTGCCCTCTGGCATCCCCAGCTTTCTGCTCCCCGTGATACTGGATGATAAACGCCGCCGCTCTTTTGTCCTGAACTATATACGGCTCGCTTTCCAGAATGTACTTCCTGATTCCGTTTGCAATTCGTTTCTGTGTGGCATCTGCCAACGGTTTTGGTCTATCAAATATGGATTTCCCCAAATCAGACCAGTCAATGTACTCTCCGCACTGCTTCCATTTTGGCTCCGAATCCTTAAAGTTCGTCTGATCTGGCCAGACTATATCTTTTCCATCCCTCCTAAAAATCGCATACCAGCGTTTCCGTGTTGTCGGTGCTCCATAATCAGCGGCCACCAGTTCACGACTATCAAATATGTACCCCAACCCCTTCATTGCAGATATAAATTTCTTATAATCTTCTCCCTGGCGTTCTTTGATGGGGTGCCCATTTTCATCCAACGGACCCCACTGTTGTATTTCCTCTACATTTTCCATGATGATCACATCAGGCAAGATTGTTTTTGCGTGTTTGTATACCGCCCATGGAAGGATTCTCAGCCCACTTTTTCGGGGTTGTCCTCCTTTTGCCTTGGAATGGCTTGTGCAGTCCGGCGATGCCCACATTAGCGCAACATGACGCCCTTTTACATATCTTTGTAGGTCAACCTTAAAAATGTCCTCTGTCAAATGCAGCGTGTCCGGATGGTTGACTTTGTGCATGCGGATTGCTTGTGGATCATGGTTGATTGCAATATCAACTGGTCTCCCAAGCGCCATTTCAATCCCTACACTTGCTCCGCCTCCTCCTGCGAAACAATCTATTATCAAATCCCTCATAACCTACTATCCCCCAGAAACGCTCCCATCATCTGCTCCTGCCAGCCGGAAGGATTGTTCTGTTTTGTGGCTGGGGTATAGGCATTCGGGGGATTTGAAGGCTGCCATGCGGTTACATCATCTACCTGAATAATTCCGAAATTAAGCAAAAAAACACTTCTTTCACAAACCCCATATGACTCATGATATGTTGCCAGATAAACGCCTCCCATTTTTGTGCTTACCCATACTTCCTGTCCGTCTTTCGGCGGTCGCTCCATCAAAGGAACCCAGCAGCGCTCGTCACGCATTTGTTCAACCTCTTCTGGCATCAGCCCCGTATCCTCATACGCTTTTAACCTCATGTATACCTTGTCGATTTCATCATCATCTGGCTCTTCTGCGCTTGTCCAGAACTCTTCTCCCACCCAATAGGCATCTTGCTTTGTCAGTCTATTCATTCCTCTTTCCTCCCATCTGCCCGCAGGATGCTGTTTGCGTTCAGCTCGTCATCTGTGGCAAGCTTTGCCTGTTCCCAACATACAGGCCAACAGCCACTCCAACTTGTTTCACCGTTCCTGAATGCATACACCTTACCGCCTTCGTATTTTGCAAAATGTCGTTTTGTCCATTTCTCATTCTCTAAATCTCTTACCAAAAGCGGCGTGTCAATCGGCACTTTCGACCAATCAACCGGAGACTCGACATATTCTGCTTTAAACCACTTTACACGGTTATTGAGGCACACAGCCGTATTATCGAAATCACACTCTCTGCAAGTTATTTTGTTACACTTGCAAGGTACTCCATTTTTTACAGCGACGTCGCTGCCTTCACACACAATATCCAAAATCTCTTTTGCATACTTTTCTCTATTTGTCATTGCCATTCTCCTCTCAATTTTTATCAAACAGCGCACTATGTAGCTGCACACCCGTCATCTCTTTGCAAGCCTTGATAATCTCCGGCACGTTGCAGTCATACTCCTGCTGTATAGCGTCCATCTGCTCTGTCAAACGCTGTATCCGCACGCCGCCGAATCCTTCCGCCCGGTTGAGCGATAAAAACAAGCAGGCTCTCACCTGAGCGTTTGTCCACTTGATCTGCTGCCGCCGCATATACAGCCACCGCTGCGGGGACAACCGCATGTTGATGTCAGCGTTTAAAAAAGCCAAATCTTTCCAGCTCCGGTCACTCCCCGGAATCCGCAGGTCAATTCCGGTCTGTTCGTCAAGCATCTGTATCATGCTTTTGGCATTCGTGCTGGAACATTCTTCCCAGATTTCCTGCGTCTGGTCAAACGCCTTCATGATCCTCTTCGTTCCCCATCCCCACTCACGGCGCAGGGCAATGGCAGCCGAGCAATAGATGAGCGGCGTCCGGATGTTCAGTTCTCTATCCAACTCTCGCTCCGCCTTTTCAATGGCTATCTCCATCGTTGTCTTCTTCCGTCCCATGTTCCCTTCTCCATCTTCCGTGTTCTCCGTGACACATTGTATCCTGCGATTCCACAATTACCTCGCCGAGCTTGTATAACAGCGCCGCACCTACGCCGATTAGCACAAGCAATACCACAATAAACAATGCTGTTTTCATTTTCTCCTCCAGTCTTCTTCAAGCTTCCGGACCAGCGCCATAGCAAGACCGCGCGGAAACCCATCATTCCCATATTTCCGCGCAAAATCATTGCACGCGCCCAGCGCCTCGTCCCACCATTCATCGGTTTTTTCGGGCTTCCAATATTTTTGGCACAGCCCCCAGAAATCCATAAACATCGTCCATTCTTCGCTCCCTTTTGGGAATTTTACACTTGCCATATCATGTAAACGGGCAGTCTTCCACTGATTCCTGCCACTCTCCGGCGTCCTTGAATCTCATCTTGTCGCCGTCAAAGCGCAGCTCCATCTTTCCCGTCTCTCCTTGTCTGTTTTTCTCGACCTTACAGCCTTTCTTTGACCTATCTTCCTCCGACATATTCCACAGCAGGATAATCACGCTTGCATCCTGTTCGATGTCTCCGGATTCTCTCAGCTCCGACATGGACGGTTCCCTTGTCTCCCGCCCCTCTGATGCCCTGTTGAGCTGTGACAGCAGGATTATCGGTATATTAAGCTCCATTGCCAGCGCCTTGATTGCCTTGCTGATTGCACCGACCTCTGCCACGCGGTTGCCCCGGTAGAACGTGTCTGAACGGATAAGCTGCAGGTAATCTATGACGATTACATCAAATCCCATATGCCTGCTTTCCGACCGTATCTCACTGACCGTCTTTGCGCCAGTTGAAATGACGATGTTTGACCGCTCTGCGAGCGCGTTATTCGCCATTTTAAAGCGTTTTTCTTCGTCCCCTAAGAACTTTACGGCTCGGCGTATTCTCGTCAATCCTAAACCGCTCTGCGATGCAACAAAGCGTTCGTACATCTGCTTGTCCGACATTTCCAGATTGTAAAATCCGATTTTCTTTCCCTGTTCTGCCAGATTTGTTGTTATCTGTGTTACCAGCGCAGACTTTCCGACAGCCGGACGTGCGCCGATGACAATAATGTCACCGCCCTCCAGCCCTCCTATCATGTCATCCAGATTCGGAAGCCCTACTTTCAAGCCGTCTGGATGCTCGCAGAAATAATTGTTTTGATATTCCGCAGCAATCTGCGCCAGCGTCTTAGCCTTTGCCGCCTTATCATCCCGCAGCGCTTCCAGCTCTGTCAGCAACTGTCCTATCTGCTCATTAACGCCCGCCGCCGTGACCCTTGTCCCCGACAGGAGTTTCCCGACCTGCGCCGCCTTGTAATCGTCCCTCACAGCCTCCGCATAGCTCTTTATCTGCGCTGATGTGACCGTGACGCTTACGCATTCTTTAAGACTTTCTGCAACCACGCTCTCCGGCATCTTATCGCCGCACAGCCGCTCCCGGACCGTTACCAGATTGACCGGGTAGCCGTTTTCGTATCCTCGCAGATACTCCAGGTACACGCGCCCCAACAGCTCTGAGGTAAACATTTCCGGCTCCAGGAATGCCGCAATCCGGTCTATCGCCTCCCCGTCCATCAGAAGGGAGCCTACAACGTTCTGTTCCGCAAAGTAACTCATACGCCTATCGCCTCCAAAAAGTCACACAATGGCATCGGCGGCTCTTTTCCGTCAATCTCACATGCTTGCACATATCTCAGCACAGCCGTTTTGATCCTGACCATCTCGTTCCAACGGGCTTCCGGATCCATCCCCTTTACCTTGTCAAAAAAAATCTTAAACGCCGTGCTCCTGCAATCCGGGTTATCGTCCGGATAGTAATTTGCAAACCGCTCGAACAACTCCATAACGCTGACGGTTGGAACCGGCTTCTGTGCGATTTCCCGCAGCTCTGCGATAGTTGGGAAGAATCTGCTGTCTCTTATGTGCTTCATGACTGCCTGTTCAAGATTCTTTTCATCCAGATCACACAGTCCGCGATACCATGTATTAAAAAATTCAAGCTTTCTTTCCCCGTCCATTTTTTCAAACCGCGCCGGATATGCCGCTTCCAGCATGTCCATGATTTTTACAAACGCTCTTCTGTTCATGTCTCAGCTCCTTCCAAAAACCTGCTGACAGGCGACTGGGATGCTTTCCGGCTGCCGCCCCTGTCCTGCTCCTTTGCCAGCCACGCATTGACAAATCGCATGATTCCTCGCCGCGTCTTTCGTTTTGCCGGATTGCCCTCGCACCAGCCTTTCATCTTCCGCAGCTCCGTCATGACATCAACAGCGGGATACAGCTCCTTCCAGTGGTCAACCTCATCCTGTGTGATCCCATAATCCGTATTATCATTCAGCGGCAGCGTGATAACCGGCGGCGCGGATGCCGGTTTTTCCGGCTCCGTGCTATATATATTATTCTTTTCTTTACTTTTCTTTACTTTACTTTCCTTTATGGCATAAATCTGAGATTTACTCGGGTTTTTCTCGGATTTACTCGGGTTTTTCTCGGATAAATCACTGTTTTGAGTATACTTAATAAAAGGTAGCGTTTCCTTCTCACTTAAAAGCCAGATACGTTCATCTACCTCAATCCCGCATTTCGCAGCTCTCACCTTGACAGCTTCTTGAAACCGGCATTGTATTCCGTGGGAAGTAATGATAGTGACCGACTCGGGAAGTATGCTTTTTATAAGTAGTGACCGCCCGAATAAGTATTCCATTACTTGCTTTACCTTTTCGCCCGTCATACCGAGGTCATCCGCGATGATATACATATAATCATCGTCCAGCTCGATATAGTAGCCATTTCGATATATCTCGCACAGCAAGTACAGATATATCGTGATCCCGTCCACCCCAAATCGGCTCTTTAGGATCTTGATTTTCTTATCAGAGAAAAAATCTACATCAAAAGGAAAGTAATCTATGCCGGTTTTTCGTGGTCTACCCATCTTTCCAGCCTTTCCTTTGTAGTGGGGGATGCGCCGCTTGCCCCCGGCGCTGGGGTAACAGGAGGTATCCCGTCATGTCCGTGATATATATCCCCCATTTACAAGTACAAATCAGCAGTTTCTTTCGCGCTTATTGCGCCGGTGTTTCAACCGTTTTTACTTCTTCTATTTCCACGCGGATATATGGTTCTCCGTCCGTGTAAATGAAGTCGTGTGTAAAGTTTAGTACGTGTTTCGGGTCGTCATCTGGAATCACGCCGCAGTCCCGCAACGCATCTTCTATGAACTTGTCAGCCAGCCCGAATATGTTCCCTCTGTCCCGCTTTGCGCCTTTTTTCGGCTCTGCAAAGGTATAATGCAGGATAACCGACGCCGATGCTTTCCAACGCTTTAAATCACGCCGTATTGCGTTCGTGGCAAGCATGACATATTGCCGCTTCAATCGCCCGCCTGCTTTCGGGTTCTTCCCGACTTCTGCAAGGTAATTGTTTAAGCTGGGGAACGTCTTGTCTCCAAAAAATCTGCCTTTAATCGTGAACCCCTTCATAAGAACGACCTCCCGTATCTTTTCCGGAACGCTTCCCGTGCTGCATCCTTGTCCATGCCTTCCGCACAGCGGTCACGCTCGTATGACACCTGAGCCAGCATTTCAAGTAGCACCCTCATTTCTTTACACTGGTGTGCGCTGATCTTCCCAGCGGTATGATGTTCCTTCGTCAGCGGCACCCACAGCCCATCTTCATCCGCTTTTGCCCGATCCGGGCCCATCAGGCAGTGATGACGCTCTACATTTGGCTTTCCGTCTATCAGGTCATATCCCGAATATCTCATGTTGATTATGATTGAATCTTTCATACGTCCACCAACAGCTCACTCGACCAGATTGAATGCGTCAGCACTTTCGTATGTTTGCAGTAATCACACCGCTCGCATCTGACTGGCTCATATTCCCCATTTTTTAACGCAAGGATATGCGAAACGTTCTTTTCCACTTCCGACAGTGCTTCATCCATCAGCGCTTGTTCCACCTGAATCACTTCAATATCTGGATATTCTTCTTTGGATGCAGCAGCAATCTTAAACGGCAACTTCTTCCCGGTGTTAATCTCCACGATTTTCTGATATACTGCGCCCTGGATGTCGTACCCCCAATATCGGATAAAGTCCAGATATCCAAAATCTTTCAAAAAATTTGCTTCTCTCAGGTTTTTCATACATTTCAAATCAACGATCAGCACATCGGGAAAATAGCTGTCCATCTTAATCTTCCACTTAGCTCCAAACAGCTCCCCTGTCATAATGACCTGTTTTTCCCCCGCCATATGGCGCATGAAGTATTCATCCCGTTCTATACGGTTTATGACTTCTTCTGCCCGGCGGTACTCTGCTTTTAAAGCACCTTGTTTTGTAAAGATATCAGGGTTCTGTGCTTTGAACAGGTCAAGCGTCCCTTCAAAATGTGCGTCTACATAAGAGCCAACCATCAGGGATGTTGTTTTTTTCATCTCCCATTCCCCATTCAGACACGCCAGCGCTTCCGCTTCGCATCCTACACGCCCCAGCGTTCCCATAAACTTCTTATACTGGGAGACTGACAGGTATTCCCTGTCTGCCTCCTTTGAAAAATAATTCTCCGCAGTCAAGTTCATTTTGCGCCCTCCGATACATCTTTTTCATTTAACTCAGGAACGCCAAGCGGTTCGTCCACGACTTCCGTTTTAGGAAAATATGATTCTACAGTTGCCTGTCCATCCTTAATTGCCTTATATACACCCTGTAACAAAATAATATCTTCATTCCCATAAGTACCTGCCGGACGTCCAACATACTCCTCAACCCTATCTTTTGTTACCCCAAACTCAGCTTTGAATACTGAAAGCATTTGAGAAATCCTCTCCTGCATGGGCCTCCCGTCTCCGATTGACATCGTTTTCTTACACTCTTCCACTGCCATATCAACTACATCTCCCGGAATCACTCCTAAAATACATGCTCGCATCCGACGTGCCCCAAAATTCGCAGTTGCTTCGTAAATATCACGGCTATCCGTAAGTTTATATGAACCTTTTTTTGTGTCTCTTTTATGTTCTACCGTGAATACCTTTGTTACCCTCGTATTGGTTTCAAGGTCCCAAGCATATGCCATCATTTCCGAGGCGCCATCTTTCTGCTCCAGCTCAATGATTCCATAATCTATATTCCCCCATGTCTTAGCAAGTGTTTCAGCAAGTCTAATAGATGGGCCGGAAACCCGCTCCCCCCCACGGGGATAAGCGTATACAGCCTGTCCTGCAAGGCTTCTTCTCTGACACGCCCTTTTGATACGCTCGGCCGCCTCAAATTCATCACGCGGAAATTTTTTTGCGATTACCATCGCTGCCTGTACTTCCTGTGCTTGACGGTTAATCATCATCTGGTTATTTCCAGAAGGCGCAGGAGCCGTTCTCTGTTGTTCCATCAATTCATCCATAAATAAATCCTCCTTATAACTCATACACGGTCATTTCCGCATCATCCGTGGTCCTTGTGGCGATAAACTGCAATCCCTTTTCCCTGCACTTGTCATACAGTCGGTTTTTCCATTCCGTAGAAAGCTTCTCCACTCCATCAATCAGGATAATTCGCAGTCCTTTCGGGTTCTGGATTGCCACGTCGATACACAGATCCAGTTTTTCGCCATCCGACAGGTTTGACACCGGCAGCCCATTGATTAACGGAACACCATCTTTAACAGTCAGCCCAGCGATTGGGATTTTACACTCCTGAAGGATTTCGCCCGGAAGAGTGCGGGCTTTTTCGATTTTTCTGGTCAGCTCTTCTGCTTCTTCACTCAGATCCTCCACATCACTCTGCAAAGAGAGCATCCGCCGGTATTCATTGATGTGAGATTTCATTTTTTCAATCTCAGCAGCCTGCACTACCAGATCTGTCACATCCTGCGGTTCACGGTCGCGATATTCTCTATATGCTTCGATTTCTGCATCATACTTTGATACACTGGCTTCATATTCTTTGTCATACAGTGCCGCCTTATCAGCCAGTTTTTCATTCAGACCACTTTTCTCGGTCGTGAGAGCCGCAATCTGTTCCTGCATCCGAACAATATCCTTATCAATCTGAGCTCGGCGGTTCCCGATTTCCGTCGCAAGAGCAGCCTTTTTAATCTCGCGGTCGGCTTCGTACTTGCGTACTTTGTTGTCTCTGCTTTCCAGCAGGTTCTTCGCCGTCCGAATCAGCTCGTTATCCTTCCGGATACGCTCAATCTGCTGGTACAGTTCCCCAGCGCTGGCATTTTCCCACATATGAAGGTTGTAACCTTCGGGGATTGTCGCAGCAATTTCTTCGATAAAAGCCCGCTTGTTCCGAATGTCACGGTTCACATCCTGCCGGTGCGTGAAATACTCGCCCTTTTCGGACTGGATATCATTGAGGACTGAAAGAATGTTCTGGTCGTAATTGACCCATGCCGGAATCTCCCCGAACCATTCCTTAATCTTCATCACATCCCACGGATATTCAATCATGTCCAAGATGATTGCATTCTGCTGCTTCTCGGACATTTCCAGAAACTCTACTGGGTTGAGCTGCAATTCCGTGAAAATTTCCCGCAGAAATGCTTCCGGGCTTCCAACCTCCCGCCCATCCTGTTTTACGGATTTATAATCAACCTGATTTGTCCGCGCTTTACGGTTGATTCTAAGCCCTGTATCTGTCTCTATCAGGACCTCTCCCTCCGTTTCGCCATTTCTGACGATATACTTACGGTCTGATTTATTAGACAGCGCGTATTTAATCGCATCAATTACAGATGATTTTCCAACGCCATTGCGTCCTGTCAGTTCCCTGTTCGCACCATCCGCTTCATATTCAGAAATACCAAACAGGTTTCTAATCCGAATCTTTGTTATTTTCATTGCTTCCCTTTCTCCCATGTGCTATCATAGACATGAGCTACATTTCGTAGTTTCTAATTCTTTGACGGTGCGAATGCTTTGGTCGGCGGCGCACCGTCTTTTTACTTTCCAACCAGATCATAAACAGCCCGCCGATTGCCATTACTGCCGGGATAATAAGATTCTGAGAATCCATTCCTCCGGCGCCGACCATAAAAAGTAGAAATCCGATCACGCCAATCATGACACACTCGCCTCATAAATTACTATGACTGCACTCGGCGCTACATGGTAAGGTGCGTCTGCGTTCTGCTTCGTCACATTTCGAAATGCCAGGTACCCACGCTTTACGATGCCCTCGAATACTGCAATCACGTCTCTATCTCCGGCATGGAAGACATAGGTTTTGCCTTCCTGCATCAACTTCCCATCTGTTGTATAGGCTTCGACTTTCTGAACTTTCGTCAGTTCCATCTTCTACTCCTTTCCCAAGTGCTTGTACAACTTGTGCCTGTAAATGTGATACGAGAATTTCTTCGCTGGGGGAATCGGCGGTATCACGCTGCCGATATCCCACAATCCTCGCTTCATGTGTTCACGGACGCTCTGAGGGTTACAGCCCAGTAAAGCAGCGGCATCTTCAACCGATACCCTTTCTTTTTCTGCTATTTCCATTCGTCCCTCCTGATTTTGAGAACAAATGCGATTTTCGCCGCCAGAAACCTGTTTTGAATCTTCACGTTCCCCATAAACTGGTAAACGCTGGATTCTGCATACCCTGTTTCCTGAGCAAGCTGTCTGGTGGTCATGTGACGTTCTTTCATCCGCTCCCGCACAACCTCCAAAAATCGCACCTTCTGCTTCTCCGTCATACGGAGTTCATACTGTTCCACGGCTATTCCCTTAGCAATCGGTTCACCGTAACGCCAAGAACCTTTGCAACAGACTGAACATTCCCCACTGACGGGCTAACTGACTTCCATTTACAAATAGAACCTTTAGCAATTCCTGCTTCACGCTCTACCTGTGAAATGGACATTTTCTTGCGTTTCGCAAGTTCTGAAACATTTTCGTAAATCAATCAAGCATCTCCCTTCGCTAATTTGTGTTGAAAATATTCAGCAAAATAATTGACGTGATGCGCAATATATTCTATAATCAGAATAACCACAAACTAATTATTAAAAATGTACTTCGCATACCGATTATTTTGCGTAATTTTTTCAACCGATATTTTCATTATACGTGATATTTTCAGTATGTCAATACATTTTGCGTAATTTTTTCAACTTTTCGTGAGGCATGTATGTTGACATATGAAACAATTAAAAAATTATGTAAAGAAAAAGGTGTTACTGTAACAAAAGTAGAAAAAGATTTGGGATTCGCAAAAGGTTCGCTTTGCAAGCTAAATACAAACAAACCTAGTTTGGAAAAGGTCCAGAAATTGGCTGAATACTTTGGCGTATCTGTTAATTTCTTTACAGGTTCTGATGGCAGTTCAAATACAGGAACCTACTACCATGACAACGAAACCGCACAAATGGCGCAGGAAATATTTGAAAACAAAGAATTGCGGCTACTCTTCTCTGCCGCCAGAGATGCAAGCCCTGAAGATTTAAAGACAACACACGATATGCTAATGGCTCTTAAACGTAAGGAGCGGGGGTACAATGATGATACCGGAGCATGAAATATTCGTACATTACATAGACCATTTGGGAAATAACGAAGCTGTTACAATAAATGAAGATGGTTCATATTCTATATTTCTTGATCCAGCTCTTTCTTGTGAGATGCAGCATGAGAAATACGAACATGCCCTTCGGCATATCCAAAACCATGACTTTGAAAAAGAAAACGTGCAGGAAATAGAAGTTCAGGCGCACAACATAGTTGCCCCCGTCGTCGTTCCAATCGCACAGAACTCAACTCAAACTCCCCGTCCGGCACGCAAGCGCAGGCGGCGAACCAGCACATCATCCCGGCAGTGGAAAGAATGTGAGGAACGGGTTACGTTCATGTCAAAGTACGACCGGGACTATGCGTTTAAACAGAGCGAAAACAGATGGTTATATGGTGGATTATGATATGAGAATTATAAGGAAAACTATCCCTATTGCAATTGCCATTGTATTGCTTTTGCTTCCAATTACAGGTTATGCAGCTACAGGAGATACCATAGTCCACAAGATAAAAACAGGTGATTGTTATCATACAGGAGATTGTTATCACTTACGCTCCGACATCACAATTACTTTAGAAGAGGCTGTTGATGAAGGGCTTCGCCCTTGCTTAGACTGTGACCCTCCTACCTTAGATGCCGATTCAACTGCTAAATCAGAAAGTACCAATGCAAACTCTATACAGCAGTCAACCCCTAATAATACATCAAGAATTCCGGCATCCAGTTCTCCTGTATCAACAAAGACTGTACATTATGTTGCAATGGAAAGAACGGGACATATTTATTATATCTACCAAGAAGAGGCAATAATGCTCCTATCCGTGATTCTCTTTATTTTATTTTGGATTTTTTATATGATCCATCATCTGAAGAAAACGGTGCAGGAAAAGGATGAAAGGATTCACGACTTGGAAACAGAATTGAAAATTACTCAGACAAAAATTGGAACAATGAAAGAGTTCCAAAACCAAAGCAACCATACAAAGGAGGAAGACGTATGAAACTCAAAAAACAGCTTCTCACACTATTGCTCGTAGTCGGTATGATATTCTCCCTTCCACTTACTACTTTCGCGGCATCTGGTAACACGACCGTATATGTGACCAGAACCGGGGAGAAGTACCACAGCAACGGATGTCAGTATCTGCGAAAATCACAGATTGCTATATCCTTGCAAGATGCAGTAAATTCTGGGTACGATGCTTGTTCCAGATGTAATCCGCCAATCCTGACGACTTCTGCACCTGCACCAGTTCCGCAGACTCCCGCTCCCACACTGCAACCTACAACTGCTGAAGAAGCAGCAAATTCGTTAGAAGAAGATTATAAGATAATGGATGCAGTTCAACATATGTATCTGGTTCAATTTAACACTTTAATGCAAACAAACCCCGCCGCTATTGACCCATTACTGACTCAACGCGCCAGCTTGGTTATGCAGTTAGAGCAAATGAGCGTTGAAGAATATGCCGAGTACTCTTCCTTGACATATTTTACTCAATTAGGATTGCAAAGAGCTGGTTGCTTTATTGGGGAATTTAACGGCTTAATGGATACCCCAACCATTCAATCTATTGCTACTTTCCAGCAAACATTCGGACTTCCAGCAACAGGAATTCTTGATGCACTTACCTTCAATCTTTTACTTTACGTTTCGCAGTTACCTGCGGCTGGCTGATAAATAAAAAAATCGCCCCCTGCGCCAACAGGAGACGATTCTGGACTGCATAACCAAGAGGTGATACAGTACGTTCATGCGAATATATCGTACCACCTTTGGGCAGCTCATTCAACAGAAACGTATGTTCATTTTTGATGAGCTGTTATTTTTATACCCAAAATTCAAAGGAGGTACACTTATGGCACTCATACAATGCCCTGAATGCGGCTCACAGGTTAGCGATAAGGCTCTTTCCTGTCCTCGGTGCGGTTATCCTATGTCTCCCGCAGAAAAGCCCCGCAAATCGCCTAAAACGAGTGCAAAAAGGCATCCCAAATTACCGAACGGTTTCGGCAGCATCAAAAAGCTTTCCGGGAACCGCACAAACCCATATGCTGTTTACCCGCCGGTTACAGAATTTGACTTAAACGGCAACCCTGTACAGCCCAAAGCTCTGGCATATGTCGATAACTGGTATAAGGCTTTCGGCGTGCTGTCTGCATGGAAAGGCGGAAACTTCAAGCCAGGCGATGCAATCGAATTTGATGATTCACAGATCACTGATGCTTTCGTCCTCGATATTATCAGCGCATTTAACTATGGCATCAGCTCCCGGAAATCACAAACGGATCTGACATTTTCGGAAGTTTTCCAGAAATTCATCAAATGGGAAATTGGTCAACCATTAGAACGCGAAAATGATGTTACCAAAATACGGAAACTCAAAACTCGACGCGATTATTTGAATGCTGCATATAAAAATTGTTCCAGTCTACACAACCAAATATTCCGAACACTGACCTATGATAACCTGCAGGATGTCGTTGATTCATGCCCTTTAAAACATGCCAGCAAAGAACACATTATCACGCTTTATCACAAAATGTATAAATACGCAAAGCTCTCTGATATAACAGAGAGAAATGTATCTGAATATGTCACGATCAAAACAGAGGATGATGATGAATCCGGAGTACCTTTCACGACTGCAGAACTAAAAACTCTCTGGGAACATAAAGAAGATCCTACCATAGAATTTATACTCATCATGTGTTTTTCAGGATTCCGCATATCAGCATACAAGAGCATGAAAGTTGATTTAGAAAACCGCACTTTTTTTGGCGGCATAAAAACCAAAAACGGGATAGACAGAATCGTACCTATTCACCCTGCTATTTTCGACATGGTGGACAATCGAATAAAAACCCACGGGAAACTTTTATTCCAACCTATTGAAAAATATCGCTCTAACATGTATGAAAAACTTGAAGAGCTTGGGATCGAAAAACATACGCCACACGACTGCCGAGATACTTTTGCAACGCTCTGCGACAAATTCAAAGTTGATAAAAATTATCTGAAAAGACTGATCGGGCACAGCCTCTCTTCTGATATAACAGAAGATAAATATATCCACCCAGAACTTGACGTCCTCCGAAAGGAAATAGAAAAAATTGATTTGTCACGAATTGTCACTAACGACCCAGTATGAATACGTTTTTACGAACATTTGTGGATACGTCAAACTTCCCCATTATTCAAGCAGTCTTGGCACATTTGTTCGTTTTTACGTATTTCTCGATAATACAAAACTTTAAGATTATTTTAAGCTTTTTTCATAACCGGAACGAAGATATGATGTTTATCCATCCAGTCACCCATGATGCCCATGGTCTTGCCCTAAAAAAAGAATGTGCCTTGGCACATTCTCGCGCCGGGGCGCGGTTGCTTTAG